TCTTGTCATCTGGTGCCACTCTTTCGTAACCTGGGACTGGAGTGAGTCCAAATACTTCTCCCGGATATGCCTGAGCAGCAATAATGCTACCAATGATTACTAAAGTCTCCCCGGCCACAGCGTTCTGGTTGAAAGACTCTTTGATGGAAGAAATGATTTCCCTTCCTTCATCAGTGCCTACAAACTCTGTTTTTACAAACAGAGGTGATACCTGTTTTTCAATTGCCTTAGCGTTAATCAACACGCTAGTCGGCACCGAAATAAGATTTCCGTTTACATCCTGTATTGTTACAGGATGTGGAGTGGTATTCACTACTGTTACGTTATTTGAGAATGTTACGAAGTTGAAATTATTAGTTGTTGTTGTCATGGCTATTCTCCATTCTCCCCGTATGCCGATAGGACAGCTGATTTATTTTTATTTCCATGTATATTAGAATCAATTTCCCTGTACATGGGGGTATCCCGTCCAGAAAAATCAATTCTCAATTTGTTTCCGTTTTTCAAATCCGCCAGTCAAGGAAAATTATATAGACCGGTAGATAATTTAATTAGTTTTTATTAGCTGCAATGATTAGCTTAAATTCATGCAGACTGATTACGCCCTTGAGATACAGGTCAAGTGCATCATTTGCAAGAACTGCAAGGCGCTCATATTCATGAGTAGCTATGCAATACTCGATATAATCACGAGCATCAAGTGCTCGGATTTCAAAGTTCGGATCACCAATAATGATACACGCTACATGACGTGCAATATCAATATCTTCTGGTGTGTCCTGGTTAATAAATGTATGCCAGATATTGACATACACCCATTGTGATGATACTTCTACCGGATATGAATGGCAGAGTTCCTGGTACAACGTGTGTGCACTGTATCCGAAGAAGTTACGGGATACGAATTCATTAAAAGCTTTGATTATTTCTGATTTTTTCATATGATTTCCTCCTGTGCTTTTAAGGCTGAAGCATAACCTTAAATTATTATTATTTAAACGCATCGTAAAGGATTGGGATTACTACCATGAGTACTGGTCCCAGTCCCATGGCTAAATCAAACATGGTTTCATAAATTTCATCGACTCTTTCTTCTGTGAAAAATTTCTTTAATTTCTTCATTATCTTACCTCCTCATAGATGTCTGTCCACTCACCGGTCATGAAGTTGATTTCATAACGTGGAGCTAAATCTTCGTAATTATCAGTATCCTGTATGAAGGATACTTCAAAATTGAACTTACCCCAGTTCTTCTCGAACTGTTTGTAGATTGGGATAAGTTCTTTATTCCTGGTAAACAGCACCGGAATAAGTGCGTCCTCATGTGTGTCAAACTCACACTGAGACAGTACTGCTGCCAGTGCAATTCTTGTACGGATTGACAATGAACCATGTCTATTAAGAACAAGGTTGCGTAGCTTGCGCACTGTGTACTGTGGACGATAGCAGATTGATTCTGCAAATGTCATCTGGACACTAAAGCGTCCGGATAACTCATTACCCTCTGTGCGGTCATAGAAGATCGTATCAGATTCCATGAGTGCGTTGATGATGTTCTTTGCTTCGTTGATTGCTGAATTAATTTTTGTTGTTGTCATGATAATTCTCCTTCTTTGCCTTTTGGTTTAGGCATAACCTTATATTTTGTTTCCGTTGGTAAAATCTATACTCTTCATGGGCATTATAGAAGGGCATAGAAAATCCCTTATCAAGGTTCGACCTTGCGATTTCCAGATAGGAAATAGCCTGCTCCTCACAGGAATAAGGGATAGCAAGTTTAAAATTTAGTTATAATATATAAATATATTTGTATATATCTACATATTGGTCCAGCTGCTCGATATACGCATTATTGAATATACTGAGCATTTTATCTGTCATAACCCCAAAGAGATGAACGAGGTCTGACAGAATATGACTGTAAATGGTATTCGGAAGCTCGTAGAACTTGAGTGCCTGGAGTTCCTGAACTGTGAAATAACGGTTGTCCATATCTTCTTCTCCTTCCTCTGATTATTTTATGATTAAATGTACGGGTTTATGCGCACATATAATCCTTGATGTTACCGCGTTCATCTGTCTCGCGATAATGGCAGTCGTATTCAGACTGGATGAACGCGTTTGGATACGGCAGATTTTGTAATACTGCTGTCGCCTGTTCATGTGTGTAGTTATTAGCATGATGGCGACTGAAATATGTCGCACCTGTACGTGGTGATGTATATAGGTGACGTAAGATTGTACCGGATCTGCCCGCTGGTGTGATGAGACAAATCTGATATTTGGGATGGATTGGTGGATTTGATATTATGCGTGATAACATTGTTGTTCCTCCTGCTCTGAATTTTTTGCACTAAAAAGGGCATAGAGATACACTATGCCCTAAATCAATTGTTAATTTTTTCAATAGATACCTGCATATTAGAGAATTTCTTCCAAATATTGGCGTATTTTTGTGCATTTTCCTCTTTAACAAAAATTTTTTCATTAACCGCCAAAACAGTATTATTTTTTAACATTG